CTGACTTACAACACATTTCACAACCAACACAACCAACGCAACCAACACAACAACCAAATGAACTACATAGAAATGGTATAAGTTCTATTTTAGGTACTGTGTCCCAGTTAAATACTATGCCTCAATATCATAACGAAGGTAATTTTTCTGAACAATCAATAGTTGGAGGTCAACAGATGATGGGTCAACAGATGATGGATCAAAATATAGATCCTTTATTGTTAGATCATTTAATGATGGGACAACAAATGATGGGACAACAAATGTCTCAACCAATGATGCAACCAATGATGCAACAACCAACAATGCAACAACCAATGATGCAACCAACAATGCAACCAATGATGCAACCAATGATGCAACCAACAATGCAACCAATGATGCAACCAACAATGCAACAACCAACCCAATCATTAGGTTTAGATATATCACAAAATATAAAAAATTTATCAGGTTTATATAAAGTATCAAGTCTTATATAAATTAAACTAGTCCTATATAAATTTCACATTCTAATTTTACACTATAAAATTAATATAGTTTAAAATCAGGTATATTTATTATTTTTTCAATTAGATATGTATCATTATCTATTTTAATTGGATTTGAATTATCATCAACCGCAATTTTACCAACTGGAAAATTTAATTCATAATCATATATTACATTTGATTTATCATAATACCAATAACTTTTAGGTTGTGAATATATATTTTCATTTACTTTATATATAGCATTAATTTTTCTTACTTTTACTTTAATAACTGATGAATCATTAGAATTTAATCCATTATTAATTTTTTGGTCGTATTCTAATTTAGTATTAAATGCAGGACCAATAGGTTCTTCTAATAATGAATTTTCATTAAATTGAAAACATCTGTATTTTGAACCCATCATATTATGAGCCTTAAATAATTCACAATCTACAGCAACTTCTTTAACAGCTTCTAAAAAACTTAATAATAAATTATTTTTCTTTCTGGAAATAGATTCTAATTTTTGGTCGGTTGTTTCTTTTCCATTTGTTCTAACCATTTTATATCTAAAAACATCAACTCTTCTTTCAGCCATTGGTAACGCAGCATGATGACATTGACGAACGGCACGACCAACAACTTGTTCTATTCTAACTTCATTCCAATAGGGTTCCATAATATGAACTTGTCTAACATTATATAAATTAATACCTTCTGCACCAGCAGGTGAAATCATAAATACTTTAATATTTTTACCATATAAATTTAAAACATCATTAAATACTTTTTTATTAATTTCACGTTGATCTTTATCAATAGAACCATGATATTCAACATATCTATGATAATCATTTTCTTTATTTTCTTGTTCTTGGGCATAATTAACAAATCCAAAAAATTGCATATATATTTTTAATATTTGTAATCCTTCCATTTCAACATAATTAGAATAAATTAATACTGGTCCTTTAGATTTTAAAATATTAAAAATTATCATTATCATTTTTGGGGAACAAGTATTCATAGCTTTAAATAAACCGGATTTAGCTTCTACTGATTCAGTAAATTTTGTAAAACTTGAATCATATTTAGTTTTAAATATTTTTACATCATCAAATATAGTATGTTTTTGTTCTTTGTCTTTGTAATGAATATCCTTAAAATATTTTATTAAACCATTAATATAATATTGTATGGCTTTAACATATTCGGCAACTTCTTTATTTGATTTAATTAATAATCTTTTCTTTTCTTCATCTTTACTTTCTTCAATTATTAAGGCTTCAGATTCTTTAATTCTAAATTTACCGGGTCTAGGTCTTTGTTCCCCATCTATTCTATCATTAATTTCAGGAAAAACAAAATTACATGATTGTCTGGTATATGAACTATAAGTTGATATTTCATCACCAACTTTACCTCTTGACATTTTAATTCTTATTTTTTCTTTTTCTTCTTCTATTTTTTCAAAATAATTATAAACTTCTTCAAAATATTCACTCATTGGTATATTTTTATAATGTGTTATTTTTGTTGCATATCTATCGGGGGTAGCACCTAGATAATATGAAACTAACCCTATAATTCTTCTTTGAAACATATTTTTACTTTCTTCATTAAGAGATGCAAAATTAGATGTGGATATATATATTTGACTAAATATAGCTTCACTAGTAGGAAAACTATTAGGTCTCAATAAATTAAATATTAAAGCAAATTCAAATGGTTTATTAACTACAGGGGTAGCTGATAAAAGCATAATACGGGTATTATGATTATCTATTTTTTCTTGTTGTATATAATCATAAATTACTTGGGCTCTTTTACCTTTTTTACTAGAAATATTATTATAAACATTATTTATAAATCCATGACATTCTTCAATAACAAATAAAAATGGTTTTGAATTATCTACTTTTTTTATTTTATCTAAAAAATCACGGTCTGCAAATGGACTATCATAATGGACGAAAACAAAATTAGTAAAACGATTTTCATAATTTTCTTTTGTTAACCATTTTTTAATATCTTTCAACCATGGATCATTATGTAGCGCTGCCGGCATAATTAAAAAAACATTCCATTTGGGTGTATAATTATATAATATATTATAAACATTTATCATTGTTACAGTTTTACCAGAACCTAAACCGTGATAAACTAATAAATCTTTGAAAGGTGACCTATAATCTAAATATGAACCTACAAATTTTTGATATAATGTTAATTCATCAACTAATTTTTCATTACAAGGATCCTCGCCTTCTTTTCTTATTATTTCTGGTAAAATAAATTTTTTAAAATTTTGCATAATCCATAATGGAAATATTCGTCCATTTTCTTCTAATACTATATTTTCTTTATTATATGAACCTCCATAAAGATTATTATTATACATTATTATAAATTGATAGAAATTAAATTTATAATAAAAATTATATACTATGATTTAAAGATATTAAGTTAATAAAATTAATGAACCCCATAATTTTATCATTTGATGTTGGTATTATTCATCTTGCCTATTGTCTTTTCACAAAGGAAGATGATAAATTAAAAATAATTGATTGGAATAATATAGATTTAACAGATAGAGAAGATACAAAATGTTTTTGTGGATTGAAAGCTGTTTTTATACAAAATAATATTTATTATTGTAAAGTACATTCAAAAAAATTAGAAATAATTAAAAAATTTGAAGAAATATATACGTCTATTGAAAAAAATAATAATATATGTTCTTTTACTAATTGTACTAAAAAATGTTCTATTAATTACAATTTAACTGATATTAATTACTGTATTCCACACGCAAAAAAAGAATATAAAGAATTAGACAAAAAATTAAAAATTAAAAAATATAAAGTAACTAATGTAAATGCATTAGATTTTGATAATACACGAATGAAATTAATTACTATATTAGATTCAAAAAAAGAATTATTAATGAGAGCTGATGTTGTTTGTATTGAAAATCAACCAAGTTTAGTTAATCCATTAATGAAGAGTATTGCTTGCACGTTATATGATTATTTTTTAATAAGAGGAATAATAGATAAAAATTTAACTAATTCAAACATTAAAAAAGTTAAATTTATAGCACCATCTAATAAAATAAAATTAATAGATGATGAAAACACAAAAAAAATAATAATTAATAAAGATACTGATAAAACAGTTAAATATAAACTAACGAAAGCACTAGCAATTAAATATACAACTGACTTAATAAGTCATTTAGTATTATGGAATGATTTTTTCAGTAAACAAAAAAAGAAAGATGATTTAGCTGATAGTCTATTACAAGGACTTTATTATTATGAAAAAAATGAAAAAGTAATTATATAATCATTAGTTAAATTATATATGTTTAATACTACTAATGATATTGTGAATGTTATTGATACAATTATTAATAATGTTATTGTTACTAATTATACTGATATAAATGATATTATTGATTTTAATAATTATTCTACTTATTTAGGAGAATTAATGTTAACAATAGGACAATCATTACAAGATGAAAATTAATTAAACCAATTTTATTATTATTAAATCCTTCAACTATTTTTTCTGAATATTTACTATCAATTTCTTTTATTTTATTTAATAAATTATCATTGTGATTTATTTGATATAATTTATTAATTTCATTTATTGTAGTCAAGTCATTATCAATTTCATAACGTTCAAAATTTAAATTACAATCAATTTTTGCATAAATAAATTGTATTGCACTTAAATTAGTTTTATAATTTAAAACATCTATTCTATCCATTATATCATAATTATATATAGTATTATTATTTGTTTTTAATTCTGAAAGTAATACTAATGCATCATGATAATTAATATACTGTAACCAATATAAAATCATAATATCATATTTAACATTATTTTCTGTTTCATCAATAAAATTAGTATCTGTTTTTCTTATATTTTCTAATTCATCAATATATTTTTTTATTAATTCTGCATATTGTATCATTAATTTTATTAAATTATTTTTTATATTACTATTTTTATTTGTTAATTTTATTAAATTTTTATAATAATTTTTATTATTTTCATTAACCAAAAGCAAATTAGAGTAATTATTTTTAACATAATCAGATTTAAATAATTTAAAATTACCACAATTATGATTAAATCTAAGATTAATTATATTCTCATTTTCTATATAATTTTTTTCACTCGTTCCAATATTATGTTGCATT